GAGATGCTGTCCATGTCCGCTGAAAAGATCCTCGCATATTATGAGAAGCGCGAGGAAGCAATCGCCCAAGAGAAGGACGATCCATATCGAAGGGGCTTTGAACTGGATACTTGGAAGTTAGCGGATAGGGAATTAAAGACTCATGCCGAAATCCTCGTTATGGGCGGTAACCGAGCTGGAAAAAGTTTTTGGGCGGCCAAGCGAGTAGTTCAATGCCTCGTAGAGAACCCTGGTACTATCATTTGGTGCTTAACTGAGACGGCGGCTAATTCGATACAATTCCAACAGAAATTAATTTTCGATGCTCTCCCAAAAGAGTTTAAGTCGTTGGGTAGAGGTAAGATAGGATATGTGATCCATAGTTTAAAAAATGGATTTACGAGCGCGAAATTTACTCTGCCTAATGCCAGTCAATGTATATTTAGATACTGGGCTCAGGACATTTCTACAATCGAAGGGGGAGAGATCGGCTCACCGCAAGAACCGGTAAACGGCACACATAACATCGGCTATTGGGCAGATGAACTCGTACCTATGTCGTGGGTCAACACGCTTAGATTTAGGACAGTTACACGCAATTCCAAGGGAATTATCAGCTTCACCGCAGTAGACGGCTGGAACTCGGTCGTAAAGTCGATGCTCACCGGAGCAAGAACAGTCGAATCGGCAAAAGCGGACCTCCTAAACGGCGAAGAAGTACCACTCGTCCAACAGCCCATCCGCAAAGCCAGTTCGGTGGTTTACTTTCACACAGCGGCGAACCCATTTGGCGGCTGGGAGGCGATGAAGAATCAGCTCGAGGGGGAGAAGCGGGAAACAATTCTCTGTCGCGCCTATGGAGTCCCTGTGCGCCAGTCACGCGCAATTTTTCCGTCGCTTTCGGACAAAAACTTCTGCACCCCCGAAAAACTCCCCGACTTCAAAGATGCCAATTGGGTCATGTCAATTGATCCAGCGGGAGCAAAGCCCTGGACGATGGTCCTCTTTGCAGTCGATCCTCACGGAGTCGCATGGGCGGTTAAGGAGTTTCCTGACTTCGACACTTGGGGCGGTTGGATTGACTTAACTAAGGACAAGCTAAGTGCTGGCGAGGCCGCCCAACCGAACGGGTACGGCTTAAAGGACTATGCCGATGAAATTCGTAGGATGGAGAAAATGTGCGGCGAAAGTGAGGTCATCCGCATAATCGACCCTCGTTTAGGAGCGGCAAGCTATCAAAAGTCGGAAGGATCTTCTAACATAATAGATGATCTATCGGATGAAGATATCATCGTTCAGCCGGCAGAAGCGTTAGACATCGAGACAGGACTTCAAGCGATCAACAATTTACTCGCATGGGATCGGGAAAAGCCGATGGATTTGGATAATAAGCCTAGACTTATGTTTTCGGACGAATGTCAAAATCTCATAAGTTGTCTTCAGGCATATCAACCAAGTGCTGGGCTAAAATGTCCTAGCAAGGACCTAGTTGATAATTGCCGTTATTTCGCAATCGGGAACTTCGAGTATTTTAGCGAAGACGATTTAATCTCAACAGGCGGAGGATCATACTAATGGGAATCAAGAAAAAATGGAGTCAGGAACAACGAAATCAAATAGTCGAACTTCGACTTGCTGGTAAGAGTTGGCCAAAGATAGCGAAGGAGACGGGTGTACCTAAAAGTACAGTAATAGGAATTTGGAAGGAACACTCAACCGAACCCGAACCCCCTAAACTTAAACAGATTATCCAGGCAAGGGTTCTTAAACTAGTCCCTAACCCTCGGCTTATGCTTATCTATTTTGAAGATCGGGAAGGGGTTGCTCGATGCGTTAAAAAGCCCGAGTCCAATCATCCGCCCAAGAGTTTAGTCCTCGTTAAGAAAGTCGATGATGATCTGTACCGCCTTGCATGAATCAAAAGCAGATCAGGACAAACGCATTGCCGCAATGCTAAGGGAGATGGTGGTCGAGGAGGCATTGGCGGCAATGGAGGGTGAGCGCGACCCCGCACCATTCACTTTACAGGAGATAGCTGACTACATTGGTGTTGGCTACAAAACCATTTGGGACATCGAAAGAAATGCCCTGAATAATTTACAAAAATTAATGTTAAAATACGAAGACGATTATGGAAAATAGTAACGGATTAGCAATTCAGGAATACGATGACTCACCTGATGTAGATAAATTAAAGGATGACTTTCGGAAGGCTAAAGCCAACCTATCTTTTTGGATGGACAAGGCCGAACAGGGTAGGGAATGCCGGTTCAATGAATGGGCTGGCAAGGATGACAGCGGGTCAAAGAATGGACCTGAAGCTTTTCCTTGGAACGGAGCTAGTGATTTAGAACCTAACCTCGTTAATCCGCTAATAGATGGCGATGTAGCCCTACTAGGCCAATCGCTCAGTCAATCGAACCTTGTGGCGGCTCCTGTTGAATCGGGGGATATTAAATCGGCTAAGCTGGTAAGCGAATTTCTTAAATGGCGAATGAACTCGATGGAAGAACTGCAAAGAGAGGCGGCCATCGGAGCGAACTATTTACTTCAGAACGGAATCACTTTTTTCGGCACTCATTGGGAGAGGCAAACCACTCGAGTATTTGAACCTTTAAGCCTCGATATGATTGCCCAGGAGTCACCCGAACTGGCAATGGCGATCCAAGACCCTGAGATGAAAGAGGGAGTAGAGGAAATGCTTTTTCCGCTGTTTCCTAATTTAAAAAAGCGAAGAGTTAAAAAGATGATTCGTGAACTTCGCACTAAGGGAGAGACAGAAATTCCTACGGAGAAACCGGTAGTTAATCGCCCATCGGTTAAAGCATATGAGCTTGGCCGCGAGATAGTGGTCGATTCAAATGTGGTCAGTTTAGAATCCGCCAGGTCAATTCATTGTATTCATTATTATTCACCCGAAGCATTAATGCAGAAGGTAAACGATGGATGGGATAAGAAATGGATTGAGGAATTACTCGAAAACTCAAAGGGCTTTTATTCGGAGGAAAGTTATTCCAGTGATGTGATGAGCTATAACACATCGAATATTTACGGCACACAGAATTACGAAGGTATGGTCCGAATCATTTCAACCTATCGAAAAGAGTTAGATGAGGATGATGTGCCAATTTGTACTATTACCTGTTGGGCTGATGAGGTCGAAGGTTTCGGCTACCACTCACCGATGGAATCAGACGAGGGTCGTTACCCATTCGTTTGTATTACAAGGGAAAGTTTAAATCATCGCCTCTTAGATTCAAGGGGTTATCCCGAACTTTTAAACAGTTATCAGATTGCCACCAAAACTGAGATGGATTCGCGCCGTGACCGAGCATCGATGAGTACTTTACCACCAGTCGAGCATTTAACTGGGAGACGGCCCGATAGGATAGGCCCAGGGGCAACCTTGGCGGTCCGCAGACGCGGTGAAGTTGGATTTATGGAAATCCCTCGCTATTCACAAGCATCGATGGAAGTGGAAATGCAGATTAGGCAACTTGCCAACAAGATGACAGGCCGAGCCACTTCCGCAGAGGATGCGGTAGAGGCAAACATGGTCCGTCAAAACTTAGTCAATCGCTGGCTAGGTGGATGGAAAGAAATTCTTAAAAGGATATGGGCATTGGATCGGACTTATGCCGGACCCGAAGTTTGGTTTCGGGTCACTAATAATGAAGAAGGTGCTACTCTGATCATCGATGAGACTAGTTCGATTTATGATTTTAATATTACATGGAATAGTCTTAATGCAGACGAGGAAAAGGTTCTTAAAAAGCTAGAGACAGTCGGCGAATTAATGTCACGCTTCGACCGAGGGGGACAAGCTCGATATGATGTTTATCTTAGAAAAGTGATTGAAGCAATCGATCCGAACTTAGCTGGTCAATTAATCGCTCCACAAGAGGAGGCAACGGACAAGGAGATACAAGAAACTTCATCTGACATTGCGAAAATCGCATCGGGACAAGTGGTCAATGTACCTCAACAAGGGGTTAATTCTCAGCTTCGTTTACAAAAGCTTCAGGAGTGGCTCAGCGGAACGGAGGAAATCCCCGCAGATGATGTTCAGCAAAGAATGCAAGAGGACGAGAACTTTGCAAAGCGGATTTCCACATATGCCGGTCAGCTTGAAATGATGCAGACTCAGCAAAAGAACGCTTTAATTGGCCAACTCGGCACAGCTCCCGGCAATGTACCAGGGACATCAGCATGAAGTTAGCTGACGCAGTAGAAGCACTCGGCGAACAGACCGAGTGGATCGCTATTAAGGAATTTATCCGCGAACAAAGGGATATGTGCCTAATCGATTTTCAAGATTATACCCATGTAGACAACCCCTACAAACTCGCCCGACTCTCAGGCGAAATCGCGGGATTATCACGAATCATAGATTCCATAGAAGATGCCGAACCTGACTCCCCATCAGCAATTTAAAAACGAACATCGGGCCTTGCTCAATCGCTGGCTAGAGGAGAGCGATATTGATGACACGGATATGGCTAAAATCGTTTTAGCAGATGTCAACGAATGGCTCGATGATGAGGTAGTCGAATTCGAGTCCGACATGGACCTCGGCGAGTGAGATTTAAGGGCAGTCTGTACGAGCAGATTTTTTTCACCGAAGCATTAAAACACGGGCTTGAGGTATTCCCTCCGCTCGGCGATTACCTACCCATTGACTGCCTAGTAATGAATGGTGCTGGCCGAGTTTTTAAAGTGCAAATCAAGGGAACAGGGAATTCCGAATTATGCTCGAAAAATAAAGGCGCTGGCCGCTATAAAATTACCACCAGTTT